TATTTTTAACTGGTTTTTCTTTTTCTTGTTATTTTTTTATTAGATTTTATCCACAGTTATCACAAAATCATTTTACAATTGCCTAATTTTTATCAATATTATCTAAAAAGAATCTATTTAATGGTGATAATTCTTCTTTGCGTTCTTTTAATATTTCATACCTTCTTCTCATTGTTCGCCAATTGTCAGTACTCATATTATCGTTAGTTTCTTCATTCCATTTAATAATAAGTTTTCTAAAAAAGTTTGCATCTGGTTTTTTGTGAATATCCATTTTTTCAAGAATTCTATCTAATTTTATATGTTCATCACTTAATCTTTTTTTATGTTTTCGATGTGTATTTAGCCGGTAAACATTATACATTTCATCCCATTCAGTTTTAGTAAGGTCATTGGTGTTTATTTGAAAAACAATATATTGATTAAACGCATCGGCAGCAATAGTACCAATTACCCTTTTGAATTCTATTTTCTCATCACAAAGAAAATAATTCAATATTTCAATACCGTCAATACCAGTGGAGTCTTTCAAGCTGTTAATAACATGGTTTAATTCGAGTAGAAATGGAGAAAAATTGCATATTATATTTTCTTTTATAGTAACCCCTTTATTATCAACTCTTTTTTTATATGGCATAAGTATATACAAATATGTTTCAAAATCCTTAATTTCTGGATAAGGATAAGATATTCTTGGGATTTTTAATACACCCTCTTTAAAGCTTTCTTTTATTAACCATGAATGAGCGTCTTCTAATGATTGAAATGGTAAATTTAAACCATGAGGCTTATATTTTTCTTTAATATAGTGTAATTGCCAATCAATATAAGAAATTAATTCATTAGGAGTTAAGGATATATCATCAAATATTGTCTTTGGTGAAACTTTTTTTATATTATTAAGACTTATCTGCAAATTTTTAATTATATTCAAAGCTAAAGTTTCATCAATTAAGCCATTTTTATCACCGTAACGCTTTATAATTTCTTTTGCATAATATATTGGAATGCCTTTACTTCTCAACTCTTTTGTCAATTCGTTCTTGTCTATTAAATTACTCTCTAATTCATTATTGTTTTTCAATAAACTCATCTCCATCTCCAATAAGTAACAAACTATTTTGTTTATATGTTACCTATATTTTAGCATTACAATAAAGAAAAGTCAATAGACATAAGACAATATTATTAAAAATTTTAGGAAGGGGATAAGACGGCAAACATGAAATTAGAAAAAATTTTAAAAGAACGTGGAATAAGTAAAAACCAAATCGCAATGCAAGCAAGGATAAGTCCTGCTGATTTCTATCAAGCCATAAATGGTAACAAACCATTTTTCCCAGCTTGGAGAGCAAGAGTTGCAGAAGTTTTGGATATTCCAGAAGAAGAGCTATTTAAAGAAGATGAAGAGGGGGTGTAGAACTATGAAAGAAAAAAATCCGTATCTATTATCAATTGTTGAAGTATCAAGACAGTATAATATTCCGAGAGACAAGCTCTATGCAGAATCCCGAAAGCAGGATACCGAAATACCTTTCATCAAAATATCAAATTCAAAAAAAATTCACGTACCACTTTTGGAAAAATTGCTGACGGAAAAAGCAATGAATAAAGAATCGTTATTTTAAGTAGGTGATATTATGGGACGACCGCAAAAGCAAGGATTGGACTATTTTCCTTTGAACGTGGATATAGACCAGGATGATAAAATTGCAATGATTGAAGCAATCCACGGAATAGAAGGTTTTGGAATCGTAATTAAATTATTAATGAAAATTTACAAAGAGGGTTATTTCTACAAGTGGACAGAAAAAGAACAGATACTTTTCTCTAAAAGAGTTAATGTTGACATTAAACAGGTTAATGAAATCATAGATGATTGTATAAAATGGGAATTCTTTGATAGTAATCTATTTGAAGCCTTTAAAGTACTAACTTCAAGAGGTATTCAAAAACGATATTTTGAAATAGTGAAGCGTAGACAAAGGGTAGAAGTTATAAATGAGTTGTTATTGTTAGATAATGCTGACATTAACTCATACGCTAATATAGTTATTGTTGACATTAATAAAGATAATGCAAACATTAATCCCCAAAGAAAAGAAAAGGAAATAAAAGAAAAGAAAACTAAAGAATTTAATACAGATATCCTTCTGCAAATTAAAAATTTGCGTCAGCGGTATTCTGATAATGACTTAAAAATTATTGATTCATATATGGATATTCTTAGATGGACGCGGAAAAACGGGAAAATAGCGGATTCAGTAATATTAAAGATTTATCAGGAATGGGAAAAATTCCCTATTCCAAAAGTAATATATGCTTTGAATGTTTATATCAGTAATTCAAGTTACCATGATAAGAAAGAGCAATACTGTTATGGTATTATGCGAAATGCAACTGCTGCGGATATAGAAAATAAAAAATCTAATCAACAAGAATGCAAAAGTATGTATCCGGAATTGTAAGGGGTGGAAATTATGAGGGAGATAGAAAAAAGCTTGCTATCCACAGCTATTTTATACGAGGATTTAAGGTGGTTAATATTTGGCGAACTACAAGAACAACATTTCACAAACGAATACAGGACTATTTTTAAAGAAATGCAGAAGCTTTACAAGCAAAAGCAGGATATCGACCCTGTAATCATATTAACTAATTTAGGACAGGCATATACAGATGTAATAGCAGATTTATCAGATGTTGGATTTGTAAAGCCAAACATAGAGCAGTATATAAAAATCTTGAAGGATAATTACAGCTCTAATATGGCTATCAGGGAAACAGAGGAATTATTATTAAATTTAAAAAAGAAACAAATATCGCCAGAAGATGCACAAAGCAAGTACATTGAGCTAAGCAAATATTTCAACATAAATGATGGCAAATATAAAAGTTACTCAATGCCTGAAGCATTAAGCAAAGCATGGGATAGCTATTACGCAAGGGCAAACTTTATTAGAACGGGGTACGGCAAAATAGACCGTGATGTAAAAATAAGCAAAGGTGATTATATTATAATTGGAGGTCGTCCATCATCTGGTAAGACTACATTTGCAACCAATATAATGGCTAATATGTCAAGAGATAATAAAGTTGTATTTTTCAGTCTTGAAACAAACATAGTTAATATTACAAACAAGATAATTTGTCTCACAGGAAAAATACCACTAAATAAAATCATGAATAAAACTTTAAGTGAAGAGGAAGAGAAGCGTTTTCAGGAAACTTACAATGCACTGATGAATTCTAATCTTAAAATAGTAGAAGCTGCAGGAATGACAGTGAATCAAATATCTACAAAGGCATTACAAGAACAGGCGGACATTATTTTCGTAGACCACATGTCAATAGTTAATTCAAATGCTAAAAGCCTTTACGAGAAGGTATCAAAGATATCAAATGAGTTACACGAATTTGCACAACGTGAAAAAATCACCGTATTTGCATTAAGTCAATTAAGACGTGCAGAGCAGGGCAGAAAAGCACAAGAGCCTACTATGTCAGATTTAAGGGAATCAGGAGCCATAGAGCAGGATGCAGACGTTGTAATGATTTTATATGACCCTGTGACAGCTTTATCCAATGAGGAGCAAGCAGAATATAGAAAGGATATATCAAAGCAAAAAAGGGATTTAATAATAGCTAAAAATAAATTAGGCAAGACCGGAAAATTATATCTTGATTTTTACGGAAGTATTCAAAAATTTTATGAGAGTTAGAAAGGAGAATTTAAAATGAATAGATGGCATATTTACGAATTACTGAAAAATAACAGTGTACCTACAAAAGAAGATATTGCAGAAATCGAAAGAATGAATGCATCAGAAGTAAAAGAAGGCGTATTGGAATGGTTGACATTATTAAGCAGAGATAAGAATTATCAAAAAAGAAATTCAAAACCTAATAAGATTGATGAAAATCCATTTAGTAATCCGGAAGTATATAAAAAATATTGGGAAGAATTCGAAAATGCAAGGGTTAGATATTAGTAATAGAAAGGTGGTGAGACCATGAAATCAAACACAGTTGTAAGAATCAATAACAAGCTGATGAACAAAGGAATTAGCTTTGATGAAGACACAAGCCTTGCAGATATCATACAAGCCTGGTGCTACCTGACACGATTTATCCTGGATGTTGTAGAAGGCAAAAATGATGAATTTGGACTTGAAGACAATTCAGAAGAAAACAGAGAACAACATAAAGAACACTTTATCGAAGTGATTAAAGAATGGATTCAAATAGCAAAATATGGAAATTGTATTAACGAAGCATTAGAAATAATTGATGAATAAAAACTATTGCAAATGTTTAGTATAAGTAAACTTACAGTATAGTAAAGCCTTAATAAACCTGTATCATATAAGTAATTGCAAAGGTTAAAGCAATACACAAAATTGAAAATAATTGAATAACTTAACAAAGTGTTTAATTATAATAATACATGATAATGTATAAGAATGAAAAACAGAAAGGAAGATGAAACTATGAATGAATATTGGAAATGTGAAGAAGAAGAACCGGAAAGATTTGAAAAGAATAGATTGCGATGGATTCTTTACAAAGATACAGGCAAATTGTATTTACGTAGGTCTTATAGTGGTGAAAGACGTCAAGAAATCACGATAGACCGAAGGTCAATCACACCGGAAATGGTAGAAATATTTAAAAAATTTATAAATCTATGTGAAGAGATAGGAGAAGATAATTATGACAATGAAAATCGAAAGACCAATTAATAACCCAAAAGATATTGCACACATTGTTTTTAGAGCTGCTGAAAGCGAAATTGATGAAACTATCGAAGAAAACAAAAAGCGTGTTGGACGATTTAAGAAACCAATACCAATGCCACGATGGAATGTTAAGGAGATGCTTGAAAATCTGAACTACCTGACTGAAAAGACTTTTACACCGCACTTCCAGAGATATGCTTTTGAACATCCTTGGGATGGGAAGTCGAGTGCGAAAGATTGGGCAGAAATTGCAACAAAGATGCTTAGAGATTACTACCTTTTACCTATCGCTAAAGAAGATGCTGATTTATTTCAACAGATGTATGAGATATGGCCAGAGCTAACCCCAGACCCAGAATTGACGAAGGAACAAAGAAAAGAATTAATAGGCTTACAGAAACAGGCTGACGATATCATAAAACAAGCAGAAGATTTAGTTGAAGAATTCAAGAAGCTTGTCAAGCGAGAGAACGAAATTGTAAAAGACACTCAATCAAAGTACGACACACCAATTGCGAAACAAATTTGGTATTTGGGAAATCGCCTACCGTTGTACCATAATGGAAATGTTGGGAGATGGAGGTAGCAGATGGAACTATCTGATATAGCAAGAGTAACCATTCGAAAGGGTTCTAAGCCCTATGAATCAATGATTGGATGCGACTTGATTAGCAGAATCAAACAGGAAGACCCAAAGCCAAAGAGCTATAAAAAGATTAAAAGCAATAATAGGAAAAAGAAAAATAAAAGCATTTACTAAATTGTTTTAACTTCTATCACAGGCGAGTTTGTTTCCACCGCCATAACACTCCTTTCAAACAGACAAGCCTGTGGTGGAGTTAATATAAAAGTGTTTATTTAGATTAAACCCTAAATGTAACATAAAATATGACAAAAAAGTGTTTAAATAAAATTAAATTAACAATAAACAAACAATTGTTTTATATAATCCTTGACTTCAAACAAACAATTTTATATAATGTAAGTAATAGAAATCAGGGAGGAATAAGGAATGAATATAGCATATGTAAGGGTATCTACAGTTGAGCAAAACGAGGGAAGACAAATTGAGGGTTTAAAGAAGTACAGTATTGATAAATGGTTTATTGAAAAAGTAAGTGGCAAGAATGCAAATAGACCAGAGCTTAAAAAAATGCTTGATTTTGCAAGAGAAGGAGACACAGTATTTATTCATAGTTTCGATAGGTTAGCACGTAGCACAAAGGATTTATTGGACATAGTTGAAGCTCTCCAATCAAAGGGGATTCATTTAGTTAGCAGTAAGGAGAACATAGATACATCTACTGCAACAGGAAAATTAATGCTTACTATGATAGGAGCCATAGCAGAATTTGAAAGAACTAACCTATTGGAAAGGCAAAGGGAAGGCATTGCAATAGCGAAGAAAGAGGGTAAATATATGGGTAGAAAGTCAATAGGTTATCCATCCAATTGGAAGGAAGTATATAACAAATACAAAACAAGAGAACTGACAGGAACAAAAGCAATGGAAATATTGAATCTTAAAAGAAATACATTCTATAAATTAGTTAAGCAATATGAAAACGGAGAAGGTTTGAAATAGAACCTTCTTCAAGAAAGTTATATAAACATGCATACAAAATGAATAATAATACATAATTCCCGACCTACCGGGGGGCATAAGTCATTGCGAGCCGGAGAGTTACCTCCCGAAAAAATAATCGGTTCTCACGTGGGATTTTTGATTATAAAACATAATGAATAAGTATCAGTATCCCTTGAAAATGGCATTAGAAATATAAGACAACTTAAAGTATTGAAAATACAATAAAAGATTAAATTAAATAAGAAATTATATAAAAAGGATGTGAAATTATATGCAAATATTAGAAAATATTGAAATTAGAAACAAAGAAAGTAAAACAGTGGCTTTTTTATCGCCAAAAAGCGATGCTTTGAAAGATACTTATGTTGATTGTAGGTTGAATGGCGAATCAACTCTTGAATTTAGCTTACCTTCTCATAGCGAAAAGATAAAAGAACTAACTCCCGAATGTGAAATATATGCTAATAACAGAGTTTACAATCTTTTAAAAGATGAAGCTATTGACGAGGTTATGGATGAGCAAGGCAGAATGTGGACTAAATTCATGGCGGTTGAACGTTGGAATTTATTAGATACACAATTCCCTGAACCGTATATAACCAATGACCCCTCTATTCCCTCCCCTGCTGATTTAGCGGTTATAATAGTCGGTGGTGGAACGAATTTAAGCGGTGGAACATACCCTGTAGGAACTGCTGCTCATGCTTTATATGCGGTATTACAAGGCTCTGATTGGCAAATGGGGATATGTGACGTTGAAGGTATACACGATTTAGAAGCTGAAAAGATTAGCCGATTGCAATTAATTAAAATGATACAGGAAACTTGGGGCGGTTTTCTTGTTTGGGATAGTGTAAATAAAGTTGTTCATTTACGAAATGGTGAACTGTGGCAGAATTATAATGGCTTTCAAATTAGATATGCTAAAAACATGAAACATATTAACAGAACACAATCTAATAAAATTATTACAAAATTGTATTGTTTTGGCAAAGATGATTTAGATATTGCAAGCGTAAACGGTGGATTGAAATATGTTACCGATTATAGTTATACCAATAATGATTATATCGGTATATATAGCAACCCTGATATTGAGGACGCAGAAGAATTAAAACAAGTAGCAATTGACGAACTGTCTTTAAATAGTAGACCGAGATACAATTACAATGTAAAGGTTGTTGATTTAAGAGTATTGCCTGAATATTCACATGAAGATTTTACTTTAGGTGATATGGTTGATATTATCAACCCTAAGCTTGAAATCGAGGATAATGTAAGAATTATTAGACATAAATACAATCTATTTCAACCGTGGCAATGCGAATTAGAATTAGGCGACCCGAATGAAAGACTTGTCGAAAAACTAAAAGCTTCTTTTGATACAAATGCTTTTATTGATAGAATGTTTGATTCAATGGGAAATATGTCGGGCAAAAGGCTTGTTGATGGTTCTATAATTAACAACAAGATAGCTGACGCCGCCTTAGAAGCAAGTAAATTTAATACTAAACAGATTATATTAACAGGTGATGTTTGGACGAATAACAGCCCTTTAGATGGCTCTGTGGCTTGGAATGCTCACAAGGTAGCCTTTGACGGAAAGACGTATGATATATTAGGTGGAAATACTAACAAAAAATATATTGTTTGGCGTAAAAGCGTTAGTGAAACCCAATATCAAACTTATACAGAAACTGAATTTGAAAGCGTAACATTAGCTGATGATGAATTTGTAATTGCTGTAAACAACGGTGGAATACATGATATTGCTTGGTATAGTAGATTAGCAAGACAATTTATAGGAAGTGCTTTTATTGCTGATTTAGCGGTCAAAACTGCTCACATTGCAGAAGCGGCGATTACAAATGCTAAAATAGCTGAATTGGCTGTACAAGCTGCGAACATTGCTAATGCAGCGATAGAAAGTGCAAAGATAGCTGATTTAGCGGTTGATACTTTTAAGATTGGCAATACCGCCATAACAGAAGAAAAGCTTGCGAATTTAGCTGTAACTACAAATAAAATAGCTGATTTGGCAATAACTAACGCAAAGATAGCAAATGCAACTATTACCGCAGCAAAAATAGAAAGATTAATTGTAGGCGATAATGTTGAAATGGGCCCTAATGCTTACATATCATGGAGCAATGTATTAAATAGACCTTCTATACCAACGGTACCGGGTTATATCAAATCAACTTACATTGATTCTACAAGGATAGAAAGTCCGGAAATATACGGTGGAGATATTATAGCTTCAAAGTTTTATGGTGATGCGGATAATAGTGCATATCTTGTTGTAGGAACTCAAGGCGGTAATTATGGCGATATAAAATTATATCGTGGCGGTGGGAATGGGTTAACCTTTGGAATATACGATAACATCGGTTCAATTGATTTACAAACAGCGGATATCAATGGAATAATTAGAAGTATTCTAAATTCTTCAGGAGATATAACACGACCTAAAAATAATTGGGATTTTTCTGGAGCAAGCTCAATTGAATGGGGAGATAATTACCCGGTAGCAAGATTTAAATAAATACTCTTGGAGGCTAAAACATGATTAGATTTGCAAAAGTGACAGATATAGAAAATAACATTATAGAAAAAATAAATAAATTGGCACAAGAGAACATTTATTTTAATTCAATTATGGCTCAAATTATTAATGATGATTTAATAATACATATTGGCACAGAGGAAGAACTTTTAAATGATGTCTATAATAAGACAAAAACATTGACTCAATACAGAGCTTATAACATTGGAAATAAAATAACTATATTTTATACCAAATATGAAAATATTGATAGTTTAGTTTTCGTATTGCTTCATGAATTGTGCCATTATATTTTTCGCAAGAATCAACTTACAGTTAATTTAATACAACTTTTAAACGGTGGTTTCTATAAAGAAAAAGGAATTATTAAGGATTTTAAATCAAATTATGAATCGACTCCTAATTATGAACAGTTAACTACAAAGGACGAAATACACGAAAACTTAATTGAAGAAAGATTATGTGATTACTTTGCAAAAACTATAGTTGGTGAGGATTATAGCAGGAGTTGGTGGAGGGAAAATATAAAAAAAGTAGATAATTAATTATAATCAATAAAAAGAAAGGATGGCGATAATGTGATTGATAATTTCGTAGTGGTACAAAAAAATGAAAGTGGCATTGCTGAAATATTAAATGATGGTAATGAGGAATATTATACAATTAATTACACGCTTGAGCTAATGAAAGCTTATGGAGATTTTACATTTAACAATAAACAAGGGAATATTTCATTTACTTTATTTGATGATGGAACAACAGTTTTAGATAACATTCCTTATGTAATTAATAAAGGTCTCAGTTTAATAACCCGGTCTTATTATGAAAATACAGTTTTACCATTAATAAACTAAAATTATTAAAAATAAAAAAAGAGGATTGTCCAATTCAATCCTCTTAAAAAAATCACTCCATAACATGCAATTAAATTATATACGATTTTATGAATAAATACAAGGGGTGATATTATGGAATTACTAAAAATATATTTTCAAGAAATCGAAAAGGTATCTTTATTAACTGTAGACGAGGAAAAAGAAATTGCAAAAAGAATATTAGAAGGTGACGAGGAAGCTAAGAAAAGATTAATAGAAGCTAATTTAAGGCTTGTAGTAAGTATTGCTAAGAAATATTTAAACAGAGGTCTGGAATTTTCAGATTTAATTCAAGAAGGCAATTTAGGACTTATAAAGGCTGTAGAAAAATTTGATTATAAATTTGATTATAGATTTAGCACATATGCAACATGGTGGATTAAAAATTCAATAATTAGAGCTATTTCTAATAGAGGAAAGACTATAAGAATTCCTGTTCATATGAATGAATTAATAAATGAATTTAGAAAAGTAGAACAAAAGCTTTCGTCAGAACTTGGAAGAGAGCCAAACATTACCGAAGTTGCAAGCTTAATGAATATAAGTATTAAAGAATTAGAACATATAAAAAACGTTATGCAAAATACTTTATCATTGGACGAACCTGTAGGAGAGAACGGAGAAAATACAGTACTTGATTTATATGCAGATAGTAGAGTTGATGAAGGCACTGACTTTGATATTAATTTAGAAAGGCAAGACCTTAAAATAATTGTAAATGACGCTTTAGAAAGATTAACCATTGAGGAACGTAATTTTATCAATGAGAGATATTATAAAAACAAAACTTTAGAAGAATGTAGCCAGGCATTAAAAGTATCGCATAGCCGAGCTAAGTACATTCAAGTTAGGGTAATAGAAAAATTAAGAAATGACCGTAAATTTATAAAAAGTGTTTCTTAATTAAGAACAATCTACCCTGACGCTTTTATTCGCGTTTTAAGCAAAGTTATTTCATTATCGAACATTTCACTCATTAACACAATTCTCTTTCGCATATGGCTATACAATGACGTCAATCAAGGCTAAAAGGCTACTATGAATCGTTGAGTAGCCTTTTTATTATAATTTAAAACATTTATTACTTATTGGATAAGCTAACGGAACGCCGCTTACAGTAAACATATCACAAAACACATGAATCATACTTCCAATCATTAATCCTGTCGAAATAATATTTATTCCAAAAGCAATATTACAAGAAAAATATAAAACTGTTATGAAAAATATACTATGAGTTAATGTTCTATGTCCCACTGTTTTATAAATCAATTTAGAAATAGGTTTTATTCGTTTTCCGTAAGTTGTATTAGGTGACGATAGAGCGACTAACTTAGGTGATAGAGAGTTTGTATGCCGTACTAAAGAAACAATCCAAGGTTATAGTTTAACGATTGATTTCCCTGAAATAACCGAATATACTAAGTACTCAATCATAGTTAGAGAACAAAAGGAAAGACCTCCGACAATAGAGAAAATCAATAATTCAGCAGATGATATCATAAGGGCGTTAGGGATATGAAGCTACAAACAAGAGACATAGACATGATTAATTATGCAGAACATTCCGGAGGAACTATACATAATTATGCATGTTTATTCTTCAATAATAATTACTTTGGAGCAGATAGAAGACTTTTAATATTACAAAAAAATAAATTGATTAAAGCATCAAATCACCCGATATTAAACAAGAAGATATATTACAAAGGCAAACTTCCCTCATATCACAGTTTAATAGCACAGGATATATATATTAAGAATTTAGAGGTTATTCAAGAGTATAAAAGAGAAGCTAAACTTGATAAATATAAAGTTGATGTTTTCATTATCACAAAAAAATTAAACATTTACATCATTGAGATTGATATCTTTAATAAAACTTCAAAGGAAAAAATTGAAAATGTTAAGAAATATGTCAAAACAAAGCTAAATAAGGAGCCACAAATTATAGTATTAAATAAATCAGATATAGAAGATAAAGACAAAATCATATTGTCATATTGAAGGTAAGTAAAGGTCAAAGCCCGGCATGCAACTTCCTCTCCTGTATTAACAGGAGGGAAGAAAAGCCGGAAAGGCTTTTACATAGAATTAACTTAAAAGATAAATATTGAAATACAAATGATAAATAAACATTTACCTATACTATACATGGAACAACTAAAAGAACAAGTAAAGGAATGTGTGTATTAAAGAAGATGTTATTGAATGGATAATAAGAAATCAGTTTGGAAGGAGGAATTTAACAGACTTTCAGAGAAACGAAGTCGCTTTAAAGTATCAAGATATTATTGCAGAAAAAATGAAGGAAAGAATGTCTGAAAGAGGCAAGATAGGAGCTGATATGACGAATATTGGGGGTGATTCATTTGGTCATACCCCGATTGAACCAACATCCCAACGAAAAGAGTTAGCTAAAATATCAGGCACATCAGAAGATTATATCAGTATTTTTATTTGCAATAACAAAAATTATATGTATAATTTAGATAAAACAAAAAGATGGAGGATAAAACATGGGAATTAGAATGACAGTAGCAGAAGCCGCTAAGAAGCTTGAGATGAGCCCTATGGCTCTAAGAATAGCCATGAGACAGGGAAAGTTCGCAACATTCGGACAAGCATGGCAAAACGAAGAAAAATGGACGTACTTCATCAATCGTAATAGGTTCGAAGAATATGTTGCGAAGTATGGTGAAGTTTCGTTAAGTGAAGATGAGAATGAAGAAAAAAGCATATAATATTAATTTACAGCAGCATATAATCAAGCTGCTGTTTTTATTTTAATTATTTTTTGTATATGTAAATATAAGTATTGACAACTCATGACTATATGTGATATGATGTGCATACAAAATATTCAAGGAGGTGAGTATATGGGCTTGGAAGAAATGCCAGAGATTTTGACTGTTAAAGAACTATGTGAATTTCTAAAAGTTAGCGAATCAACGATAAGGAGGGCTATTAGTAGCGGAGAATTAAAATCATTTAAAGCCGGAAAGAATGTTAGGATTGAAAAAGAAAGTGTTATGGAATGGCTTGAACAAAAAAACAAATAGGAGGATAACTGGTGAAAGACAATATAGTGCCAAAATACGCAGACGATGAAGCATATAGCGTGTTAGCGAAAATATGCGACAATGCAGGGTTGAAGATTGAATATACAGATAATATGAGCTATAACGGTATTGCTGAAAATATGAAAATATTAGCTGAAAGCGATACAAATACTCGTAAAATACATATGCCAATAAGTTATGAATATTTATCTTATGAACAACCTTCAATTTTATTAGGACATGAGATTGCACATTTTTTATTAGATGAATTTTACAACACGCGATACGATAATGAATTGTTGGAAAGGGAGTGTGATAAGACGGGTATAATTCTTTTTAAGTTAGCTGAATTGATAGCATTACATAATGAAGACTTGAAATTCAATGAATTGACGAATCAAAAGTAAATTGGTATTTAGGAGGAGAATAATTTCTATAAAAGAACATTGGAAAAATGAAATAGTAGGCTTGATTAACAATATTGAAAACGTAAACACATTGGAAATGCTTTATTTCTTTATCAACAGGGTATTAGGAAAAGAAAATGCAGCTACCACCGTCAAGTAAAAGCTGCACTTAATAACCAACCTATAAAATAGGTATACGTTAATAATAATTAATATATCCTATTTTATAAAAAATTTCAACTAAAAAATAAAAATAGGAGTAGGAAAAAATGAATAACGAACTTAAAGAAAAAAGAGAACAAATATTAGACCAAGCAGCTTATGAATTATCTGATGAACTATTAGAAGTTAATGACAAATTGGAAAATGCTTATTTAATCCTTACTGAAACGACAAATTATTTTGAAAAATATGACGTTAACGATAAAGAAGATGTTTCAGCAATTATTTTTGAATTTCCGAAAAATGAAAGATTTGCAAATATAGCTATGGATTATGTGCTTGAAGCAAAGGACATTATGGATAAATTAATGGAAAGAGCAACAGAGGCACAAAAAAGCAAGAAAAATCTTGCTTGAAATATAAAGTTGTCCTACAAGCCTTTAAATGAGTTTTAAAGCAAGTTAATTCTTAAAGGTATAAATCATCAATGAGCATATAAAAATTACTGTATCGACGCCATAGGGGCTCTACATACAAATAAAGCAAGGTCAAATACAAACCTTGCTATTTTTTTATTTTGCAGAGCCGGAGGATGTTGGAATAACGGTTAGAAGTTCGCCAAAAGTTCGCCAACACGATTAAAATATTGGTAGTACTACTTAGTAAATGTTAGTAAGTTGAATGTTCAAATATCAATGGTTTCAGTAATTGTTAGTAATCGTTAGAAAACAAAAATTAAAATCGAGAGGTCGTGGGTTCGAATCCCCCAGGGTGCACCAAATAAGACAGCAGATATTGATAGAAATATCTGCTGTTCTTTTTTTACC